GCGATCAGCTCCGGCAGCCGCGCCGTGAACAGCGTGTGGTCGAGCCAGTTCTCGATCCCGCTCAGCAGCTCGGAGTAGGTGGTGATGGCCATCGTTCAGTCCGTGCGCAGATAGGCCCAGTCCGGGTCGGCGAGCTTGCGGGCGACGAGCGCGTTGAACTGCGGCGAGAATGGCCGCAGGTCCGTGTTGCCCCGCGCCCATTCCTCGTTGAGCCAGCGCATGAGGATGATGTTCGGCACATTGGCGACATGGCGGCCCCAGTCCGAGCATTGGCACTTGGCCCGCAGCGCCTTGTTCGCCTCGAGCACGGGCTCGACGTCCTGCTCGCTGGCAACAATAAGCCGCGAGTCGACGGCCTTCGCCGCCCGCTCGAGCAGGAGCGTGGTCCGCATCACACCAGCTCGGTGACGGTGAGTATGCCGGCGGTGCCCGCCTGCAGGCAGGCGAGCTTCTGCCCCGGCGACACCGTGAAATCCTCTACCCAGCCCGCCGGCATCACGTTGTCGGTCGCGGCCGCCGTGGGCGTGCCGTCGCCGATAACGATGAACGCGGGCTGCGTGTTGGTGGCGACGCGCACCTGGCGGGTCTGTGCCCCGAAGGCGGCCGTCGCCTGCGAGGAGCCCGACATGGTGAAGGTATGCACCGTGCCGAGGCGGCGTGCGCTGCGCTCGTACATCAGTCCCTCTCGATCACGGCCACGAACGTGGTCGGGCAGGTGGTGGAGGAGGCGCCGCTGGAGACGAACTCGATCACGTCGCCCTCGTTGACGAAGTGGTCGGAGCCGGTGGGCTCCGCGCTGTCTACGTCGCCGGCTGCGGAGCCGGAGTTGGCGACGGTTACCGAGAGCCCGGTGACGGCGGTGCCGTTGACCTCCACCGTCCACACCGAGTCGGCGCCGGTGATGGCGTTGGCGATGACCGAATAGACGCGGGTGATCTTGCCGCGCCACGGGGAGACCACGAAGGCCGAGGAGGCGGTGGAGAGGTCCGCGAGATAGGCGGCGACGCTCGCCTCGCTGAGCGGGCGGTTTGCGGGGAGGGCCATGGGGTGCTCCGAAATGGAAAGGGCCGCATTGGCGCGGCCCAAGTTGGCGTTGAACGGGGTTGTCCGAGTTTACGAGACGGTCGCCGAGAACGGGGTCGCCTCGGTCCCGGAGGCCTGCGAGTAGCCGCGCACGAAGAAGTGGTTGAGCACGGCGTCGACGATCTCGAAGTACTCGCCCTGCGCCGCTAGGCCGGTCGTGGTGCGGTTGAGCGTGATGGTGTCGTCGTTGTCGGCGGCCCACCAGATATTCGGGGCGGTCGCCTCCGAGGCGTCCTGGACCACATAGCCGCGCATCTCGTCGGTGGCGTTGGCCACCTTGATGATGTGGCTGTTCGACGTGGCCGTGACGGTCACCAGGAACTTGTAGACGGCGCCGCCGCCGGTGGAGGCTGGCAGCGTCACCACCGAGCCGGCGGCGGTATCGAGGGCGATGATCTTGCCGGTGTGTGCCGCCTGCGTCATCGCGAGTGTGCCGCCGGCCGCCACGAGAGCACCCGACGAGTTGTAGTTCTTGACATCGAGCGCGGTCATACTCTTGGTGCGGCCGGCGCTGGCGTCATAGACCAGCAACTGATCTGCATCCGCGAGAGCGTCCAGATCGGTCTCGTTCTGGAAGGTGTAGATGGTGCCCATGGTGCGGTTCTCCTGAAATGTGGAATGACAATGGCAGGGCGAGCCGTGAGGCCCGCCCCGTCAGCCGCTCATGGGTTACGACGTGGTCAGGTCGAACACGCCGCCGGAGGCCTTCTCGTTGCGCGCCACCAGCGCGTACTCCGAGAGGATCTGGCGCCGCTCGCTGTCGCCGGTCTTGGCCAGTTCGATCGAGGCCATCTTGCGGCCGTTGAGGTAGGCCACGGCCCACATCTCCGACTGCAGCACCAGCACGTCGCGCGAGCGCATGAAGCGGTTCGGCGTCACGGAAAGCTTGCCGAAGTCGCTCTCGTAGAAGTCCACCGAGGCGACGATCTTCTTCGCCTTGGTGTCCTCGGTCGGCGTCGCCCGGCCGGTGAAGGTCGAGAACGTCTGCTTGTTGAAGCCGCCGGTCATGATCACGTCCGGCTTGCCGCCAGAGTTCCAGATCGACTGCAGCACCGTCTTGAGCTGCGCCTCGGTGAAGGCGCGCTGCGTGCCGTCGGTGCGGGTGGCGGCACCGTCCGCGGTCGCCGGGTCGGCGGCGCCGCCGGCGGAGCCCTTCGACGTGTTGGTCTTGATCCAGGACAGCACCGAGGCGGTCTTGCGCGCGGTGGTGGCGTCGCCAGCGTTCTTGGCCTGGTTGGTGCCGCAGAGGATCGACTCCATGTCGCGCTTGAGTTCGCTTCCCTTGATCATCTCCTGGTAGGCGAGCTCGTCGTCGCGCCCGGCATGCTCGACCGCCTGCTGGGTGCCGGTGACGCGCGCCACCTTGTCGGAGATCTGGCAGATGTTGCCGAGCCGCACCGTGGGGGTGGCGGCGTCGGTGGTGGCGTCGTCGCCCTCGAGCACCGCGTTCGCGGTGTCGACGGCGGCCAGCGCCTGCGTCTGCCATTCGTGGTTCACCGCCGTCGCCTTCTCGCGCTCGCAGGCGCTCATGAAGGGCGTGTCCGTGGGGTCGATGCGGTAGATGACGTCCGAGAGGTCCTCTCGGTTGCCGATCGCCGCATAGGTGGCGAAGGTGTTGGTCGGGAGAGCCATGGTGGTGGTCCTTTCGCGGGGCTGCCTTTCGGGCGCCCCTCAAGCGTGTGGGTTTCAGCGCTGGGATGCCCGCCGGGCCGCGGTGAGTTGCGCCGCTAGCCGGATGGCGTTTTGTCCTCGTGCGCTGCCGAGCTTGTTCTCGAGGTTTTGGATGGTGACTGCCTGGGCGGCACCGCGCGCCTGCGCGGTGCCGGGCCGCTGCACCGGAGGAACGGGCTTCGCCGCAGCCTCTCTGGCCTTGGCCTGCGCCTCGCGCCAGCGCACGGCGTCGATGATGAGCGCCTGCACGCGGTGATCGCGCAGGGAGAAATCGCCCTGCACGTTCCACGCCCGCGCCAGCTCGCCCTGCTCGAAGCCCAGGTCCTGCAGCAGTCCGAGCGCGGCGGATTGCAGCGCCGCCGCCTTCTTCGGGTCCGCCATGTCGGGGACCTTCTCCGCGAGGAGAGAGTCCTGCCGCCTGGCGAACTCGGCAAAACGCTGCTGCTGCTCGGCGGCATGGCGCTGCTGCGCCGACGCCATCTCCTGCTGGACCGCGGCGAGCTTCTTCTGCGCCAGGTCCCATTGCAGATAGCGCGGCCAGTCCTCGCGTGCGAGCCGCTCCACGTCCGCGACCGTGCGGATGTCGGCGAACTCGCCCGCCGCCTGCTGCTGCAGCGTGGCCAGGAGCTGCGGCAGCGCCGCCTCATAGTGGCCGCGTGCCTGCTCCAGGCCCGTGCGCTCCGCCTCGACGGCCTTGCGCGACTCGGCTGCCTCGTTCTGCGCCTTGCGCACGGCGGCGCTGTCCGTTCTGTCCCGCTCCAGCAGATAGCTCTGCGTCTCGGGGTCGAGCTTGGACCAGCGTTCGCGTGCCTCGGCGCTCCAAGACCTCGGAGGCTCGATCGTCGGCGCTTGCGCCGGGTCGGCCTCCTGCGTCTCGCCGGTAGCCTCCGCGTGCGGAGGGGCGGCGTCGTCGCCCGCCTTGACGGGCTCGGATTCCATCGGCTCCGGTGCGGCCAATGCGGCGGGAGCCGCGGCGCTCTCGGGAGCCTGCTGTTTCGGCTTGCGCAGGCCCGCCAGCAGCCGCGCCGCCTCGGTGGTGGAGAGTTTCGCCGGCGTGTCGGCCGGCGGCATGATGGCAACAGGAGTGGCTTCCGCTGCGCCGGCGAGGCCGGCGTCGGTGCTCTGGTCGGTCATAAATGTCCTCTGGTTATGCGGCCTTGCGGCCGATCAGATCCTCGATCTGGCGCTGCGCCAGCTTGCCGTCCGCGATCGCGGTATTGAGATGATCGCGCACCTTGCCGAGCACGTTGACGGCGAGCCACAACCGCTCGCGCCCGTCTGCATCGGCGGCGGGCCAGCCCTTCCAGGCGGCGATATAGTCGGCCTCAAGCCGCGCGAACGCCTCGGCCAGCAGCTCGTCCCCCATCAGCGCCTTTGCCCGCGCGGCGCGGGTGACCGCGGCCTGCAGCTTGTCCTCGCTCATGCGCCCTCGCCGCCCGTCTCGATCACGCGTTGCTCGATGGTCATCGTCGCCAGGTACTGCACCGCACGCATCAGCATCCCGATCACCCGGTCGGCGTCGCCGTCCGCGGAGGCCAGATAGAGGTCGCCGCGGCGGTCGCGGCCGACCACGATCGCCCCGCTGACGCCCTCGGCTATAGCACCGGAGAGAATGTCATCGTCGGGCCGCGCGTCGCCGAGATCGCGCCGCTCGACACCGGGGAGGACATGGATCGTGGCACTCATTAGTGCAGAGTGAGGAAGGCCGTCACTACCGCCATCTCCTCCTCCTCTTCCTCCTGCTCCCGTACCCTTCTGGCCGCGGCCTCCATCCCGGCGATGATCGCCTGCGCATGGGCAGTCGCAGCGTTCGCGTTGCGGAACACGGCCACCAGCGACCTAGCGCCGGCTGCGGCGGTGAGCGCCTCCGTCAGCTTCTCGACCTCGGCGCTGACGAGCTCCGCCGCTTCGGCCTGTCGCAACAGCTCGATGGCATCGCGTACCGTATCGCTGGCCGCGGCAAGGGCCTGCCGGGCCTTCGGCTTCTTGAGCTCGTCGACGCGCTCGGCCGCGTCTCGCTCCGCCCGCACCAGGGCTCGCAGCTCCGCCCATTGTTTACGGGTGAACGCGCGTCCGCCACGCTCGTCGCCGGCGCGGTGGGCGACGATGCGGCCGCCTGGATCGGCGGACGGCGGCGTCGGCGGAGCGTCTCCGCCGACCGAAATCTCAAACAGCAGGAACGGGACGGCCATGTCAGGGGCCGGCCGGAGCCGCCGCCGACACCGGATCGCCGGCCGTGGTGGTCACGGCCGCCGTCCATGAGGCGGTGCTGTCGTCCTCCTTGCAGACGGTCAGCGTGCCCGCGGAGATGCTCCACTTGTTGCGCAGGAAGCGCAGCGCCTGGCGCACGGTTCGCACTGTGCTCGAGCCGCTGTCGGTGCCGGTCGCCATGTCGCGGTTGAGAAGCGCGTCGGCATTCTCGACGGCGGTCGGAATGGCGTCGAGTTGCGTGTCGAGGTTTGCGCTCGCCAACCCCACGGCGGTCCTCACACCGGCGGCGTCGAGCGTCGACAGCCCGGACTGGATCTCGGTGATGGCGCTCGCCGCCAGCTCCGAGGAGCCGATGGCGTCGGCGGCGATGGCATTGGCCGTCACCACATCATCGGCCATCGAGCCGATATACGCATTGATGCGCCCCGACACCAACGCTGCCGGTAGCCGGCTCTGGATGTCGGCGGTGTCGGTCTCCACGTCGGTCGCGGTCTTCACCGTGGTGCCACTGAGCCCGACCGTCGTGGTCGGTGATCCAACATTGGCCCAGTCGAGGCCGGCCTCGCCACCAGCCGATACGTCGAGCGTGCGTCCGGCCGTTGTCGGTCGCAGTGCCGAACGCTTGTGGATCGAAAATTCCGCGACGATCTCGCCGACAACCGACACGCTGTCGACGGTGCCGGCGGTGATCACGGCCTGGAAATTGCTGCCGGCGGCGTAGAACGTGCCGTCCGCCGAGGTGTCGATGCGCAGATGGTTGAGCCCGGTGCGCGAGTCGAAGTCGGCGGTGAGCGTCACACCGGCGGTGCTCTCGGTGGTGCCGTTGTCCTTGTAGATGGACACTGCGGGCGTGCCGGCCAGCGTATGCGGCGCGCCCGTGGAAAACCGCCGCGTGGTGAACTTGAGGTCGAGCACGTCGCCCGGGGAGATGTCACCACGATAGCTCATCCGGCGAGGCCTCCCGTACCGACCAGCTTGAGGCCACCGCCGCCAGATCCTGCCCCGTCATCGATGGCCGAGAACCGCAGCCCCATCGTCGGCCGTCGCGTGGTGGTCGGCGCGGCCCACGATCCGCCATCGACGCGATCCGTATAGACCCACCCCTCGCCGCCGGGCCACGCCTGCAGATAGGCATTGTCCGCGACGTTGATGGAGTAGGCGGTCACGTTGTTGCCCGTGGTCGGCTTGAGCGCGAGCCGATATGTCGCGCTGGTCGAGAGCGTCACCTCAGGCCATGAGACGCGGCACAGGCGAGGGGAGGCCGCCGCCGAGATCGCGTTCGCATCGACGGATACGGTCGCAACGGCGGTCGTGCCCTCGTAGAGCACCGCGTCGAAATCCGCGCCAGACGCGGCCTGCAGATAGATCCATGCCCCGTCACACTTGCAGGCGAAGGGGACGGTGAACTCCATTGCGATTTCATCGGCCGCGCTGCCGGAATTGAACGCAACACCCGTCACCGAGCTGCCGGGTCGGGCGCCGTCGAGGGTGCCATAGGTTCCGTCCGAGAACTCGAGCAGGATGTTCGGGATCATGTTTGCGCCGGCCCAGCTCGCCGTGAGCAGGACACACCCTGGCCCGGCGATCAGACCGTCCGTCGCGAAGTTCGCGGACATTCCAATGAAGTGCACGGCGTCGGCGCCCAGGCGCCCGCCGCCGTCGTATTCCGCCACGACAGCGATCAGCTCGCCGTAGGCGACGGAGCGATCCGCGCTGAGGTTGCCGGTCAGGTAGTATGCGTTCGTCACGAAGCCGGCGTCAGCGTTGGCGATTGCCACGCTCTGGTCCTGCGTGCCATCCGGCTGGTATGGCGGACCATTGGTGGTGTCCACGTTCTGCAGGCTGATCGTGAGGCCGGAGCCGCCAGCCTTTGTCACCGAGCCAAACCGGAAGCCGACCTTGCGGATGCTCTTCGTCTCGCGGGTCTTGTTCCAGACCCGCCCGATCCAGGCAAACTTCTCGCCGGTGGCGTCGATGACCGAGCTGGTATTGACGAAGTTAATCCAGGCAGAGCCACGTTGCGGCGGCGGCAGCCAGAACCCGCCGGGGATGTTGACCAGAGTCATGAGGTTACCACGTCGAACCGCCGTGCAATGCCGAGCGTGCCTGTGCCTTGGTCATGCCGATGCATCATCACCAAGCAGCGTCGCGCGCCTGGTTCGCGGAAATCTGCTCCGTAGCCCATCCACATTGTATGACAACGATCGCGCCTGACCGCCATTGACCCGAACAGACACGATGACGTGGTCGCCGCCGGCGCAAACGCTGTGTCCCGGGGATAGTTGCCGTCCCATTACTGCACGGTCCGCACGGAAGCCTCGCCCGTCTCCGGGTTCTCCTGCAGCTCGTAGGTCCTGCCGGAGGGCCCGCGCACGCGTTTCGGCCGCCGGGCCGCTGCCGCCTGCACCATGTCGACGAGGGCCTGGATGCGCTGGTCCTGACGAGCGGTGTCGGCGGCGACCAGCGTGCCGATGTGTTCGCGCACCTGCTCGGGTGAGAGCGTGTTGATCTCGATCGAGGCTTTCGACTGCTGCCCATCGGCGCGCTCGTGCGCGTGCGCCATCCGCATTTGATGGTCGCTCGCTTTCATCGCCATCGTCGCCTTGTGCTCCTCCTGCTTCAACTGCGCGTCGAGCAGCTTCAGTTGCGCCTCGAGCTCGAACTTCTTCTCGGCGAGCGCAAGCTCGGCCGCTGTCTTGCGGCTCTGCGTCTCGATGTCGGCCTGCGCCTGCAGCTTCTCGATCTCCGCCTTCATCGCCAGCTCGACCTCCTTCGGGTCTTCCGGCGGCTGGATCGGCGCGGCGGTCGGGTCCTTCGGGTCGGGCGGCTGTCCGGGAGGCGTGAAGAAAGCGTTCGGGTCCTTGTGCCCGACGAGCTTCACCAGCTCCTTCGCCGAGTGGTAGAGGTTCTTCGGGCTGACCAACCCCGCCGCTATCGCCTTCTCCTGCGCCGCGATAAGAAGCTGGAGCTGTCCGAGCTGCTCGGCCTTGGAGCCGGTGCCAAGCCCCACATTGACGGTCATGTCCTCGCGCAGCCGCCATTCCCGCGGATCGACCGGGACCCACTTGTTGCGCAGCCTGACCGTCTCCGCGGCCCTGCCGTAGCGGCGGATGGTCGAGTGCAGCAGGCAGAACAGGTCGCGGATGCCGGTCTCGGCAAAAATGCGCGCGACGAGCTTCATCTTCGCCTGCGAGGCGGCGAGCATCTGGTTGGCGATGGTGGCGACCTGGTTCTGCAGCGCGTTCGGATCGACCCCCTGGCCCTGGCGCGATACGCCGGTGCGCCATTCGCGGGTGGCGTCCTGATACTGCAGCAGCGGGAAGACCTGGCCGCCGATGTCGGGATGCTGGATGACGGCGAGCCCTCCCGGCATCTTGGTGCGGACGATGCCGCCGGGCCGCGACACCAGGAGGTCGTCCAGCGTGGTCTCGGTGGCGTGGCTCTCCGCCACCTCGGTGCGCGGATTGTTGGCGAGATACGCGTTGTCGAGGAGCGCGCGCAGCAGCGCGGTCTTGATGCGCTGGATGTCCATCACGAGGTCCGCGATGGACCGGCCGAAGAAGCGATGGGTGACGATCACCGGGGTCATCGCCGCGAACGGCATCTCCGGCACCTCGGTTACGGCCGGCTCGCCGTCGCGGACGAGAATTTCGCCCTCGTCGCCGCCGGTCGTGACGCGGTAGAGGCGGGCCTTGCCGTCGCCCTCGTAGTCCATGCGCACATAATGCTCGGTGACGCGGATGAGCCGGCTCGCCTCGTTGAGCGAGTCGCTGCCCTGGCCGCGGGAGCTTTCGTCCACGGTGTCGCGCGCGTGCTCCTCGGAGGATGCGGTCGCGCCCTGGCTAGGCAGCCGGCGCACCTGCTCGGCGTCAAAACCCTGCTCGATCAGCTTCGCCTGCGAGCGCAAAACCTCATGGAAGCAGTAGTCGGCCTCGCGGATCGACTTGGCGTGCCGCGCGATGCCGAACTCCTCCGGCGGCACCGCCTCGACGCAGGCCCAGGCGCACTTGCGCCGACGCACGATGGTGATGTCGTGCCACCGGGGCGGGGCAGCAGCGGGGAGGGACGCTGCGCCCGCCGCCGGGGCCGAGGCCGGGGAGACCCCGGAAATTTCCGGCGGCAGGTGCGGCGCGGGGAATTTGTCAGCGATAGGACGCAGCATCGCCGGGTGCATCCTTCTCGGTGTGCTCGACCAGCTCGACGTCGGGGTCGGCCACGATCGCCGCGAGCTGTGCGTCGTCGAGGTCGTAATAGGTCTGCCGCTCCTCCTCGTCCTCCTCGCGCCACCACACCTTCACCACGCCGATCTTTGACAGCAGCGCGTCCTTGATGAAGGTGTAGAGCACCAGAAAGCCGGGGTTCTGCTGCATGAAGACGTGGTTGACGTAATCCGTCTCCTGCTCGGCGGCGGCGACGTCCTCCGGGCCCACCGGCTCGAAACGCACCACCTCCTCTCCGGATGCGAAGATGTCCATGAGCGGGGGCATCAGCCCCTCGATGGTGTCGGCAACATCGCTCGACACCGCGCGCGAGCGGCCTTCCGCCGCCGGCATGTCGGCCGCCATGTCGCCCATGTAGTAGTCGAGCGCACGGACGCGCTCCTCGGAGAGCTTCGCTGCGGCGGTCGCGGCGAGCGCGTCCACCTTCTCGGCGGCGAGCATCGCCTTGAGATCGCCGGTGGACATGTGGGGCATCAGGATCACCAGCAGTCGAGGCCGCGCAGGCCGTGCACGGTAGTGGTCGTCACGGGATTGCGTGCGGACAGCAATGGCGCGCGTGCGGCGCCGCGCTGACGTGCTGATCGAGGCGGCGCCGAACCTGCGCAAGCCGCACCTGCGGCTTTGCGCGTGCGCGGCGTTCCCTTCATTCCGGTGGGACGGCGGGGGCGAGTGCCGATGGACAGCCCGGCTTCACGCCTGCGGCCGACCTTCGCACCACGCCTTCTCTATACTACGGCGGGGAGGAAGCGGAGCCCACGCCGATCATGCCAGCAAGGCGCGGCGCGCGTCGATTCCGCCCGCCGGGCTGCGGCGCCGATGACGGCTCGGCGATTACGGCCGCCTCGCCGTGCGCTTGGAGACCGGCGTGCGCCACTGGCAGCCATAGGGCCACGGCTCCGGCGAGCAGGCCGGCATGCGGCTGACGTCGAGCCTGTCCCCCTTGACCGGGAGCGCCGGCGCTCCGGGGCCCACCCCGGCGAGCGCAGTCACGACCGCCGCGCAGCAGATGAGGCCGGCTACCACGGCGGAGATCCTGTAAACCGACATGCGCGCCCCCGCATGCCCCGGCGCGCGGCGCGCGGCAGGGCTTCTCGGCGTTAGTCGCGCCGGAGGCGGCCGCGGTTCAAAGGCGCCGAGGGCAGAGGGCAGGCAGTCCGCGGCTCCCCCGCAGCGCGGGCGTATTTGTAGGGGCGACCCTCTCGTGGTCGCCCCTGTTGCGGGCGGGCACGAGGCCCGCCCCTACGACCATGGCATCCGCTCGTCCCCGCTCCTCGTCAGACGATCCCGTCGGCGCGGTAGGCGATGCGGCGGCCGAAGCCGGTGTGCACCGTGCGCCGGTCGAGCGTCAGCGCCAGATAACGGAAGGCGTCCGCCGCGT